ATAAATTCATCAATCACTTGTGGATGTTCGCCTATACCCACAGGATTCTCCATGTATATACGAGCAGTAGCTAATGCTTTGTCTCTTTTAGATTCAAACTCAGCCAATGCAGTATCATACATTGCTTTCTTTAGTGACATTGTTACCTCCTTTCTGTTTCCAATACTCTGTATGTTTTTTTATTTTTTCTAATCCTTTTTCTGTTTTATAAAATTTTAATAAACCTTCAGTAATTTTCTTTTTATGTTCTTCAGTTTTTAATACTCCAGACATAGCTTTACTTTGTTTTTTCTTTCGTTCCTCTGATAGAGGTTTACCTTGTTGAGGATGAACCCTATCTGGATTATCTTTTATAAACTTTTTTACTCCTTTACCTATCTTTTGTTTAGTTTCATCTGAATGTTTCGTACCATAAGCAGGACTATCTTTTCCTTTCTTTGGAGGATTATTTTTATAATATTTTTTTAAAGAATTTCCAATACTTTCTTTATCTTTCTCTGTTCTTTCTTTACCATGCATAGGATTTTTTTCTCCTAAAGTATTTTGTCTTTGGTTTTCTCTCATTTCATCTGAAAATTTTTTACCAAATCTAGGATTGTTAGCACCTTTTAAAGAACCAGATTCAGCTAATTTTTTTCCTACTTCCTTCATTTTTTTCTTATGTTTTTTAGAATCATAATTATTATCACGATAGTGTTTACTATTTTCTTGAGGTGTTGCCCATTCTAAATTGTCCACACAATTATTTGTTTTATTTCCATCAATATGATTAACTTGAAAAGCACTATAAAAAAATAATTCTTGTATTTCTTTAGGCATATTATTCCACCACTCTTCATTATCAAATCTAGTAAAAGGAATAAAATTAAGAGCTACTAATCTATGAATTGCTCCTGAATATTTAGGACCTTTTTTAGGAGTGCTTAAAGAACACTTAGGATAACCATTGCTATCTTTAGAAGCGTTCATAATATAAGGTTCTTTAGCTTTATAACTTTTAATTCTTCCATAAGAACTAATCTTATATCCTTCAATAGGATAAGGTTTTGTTATATCTTTCCATTCTTCTTCCATTTTTTTATTTCCTTTCTTTCTACAGGTCTAAAAAATTTACCACCTATATAATTATTATAATACTTATGATTATCTGAACCTTCAACACAAGAAGTTAAAACATTATGTTGTACTTGATAAGCTAACTCATAATATTTTAAACTTCTTTTGTTTTTAAATTCATCAATTACTTCAAACTTAAAATTTTTCTTACCTATTTTTTTTATATCTTCCTTTAAATATTTTGAAGAACCCATATATGATTGCCAACGTGATTGTCTTTTAGACTTACCAATTAAATATTGTTTACATCCTATATATTTTTTTTCTGTCTTCAAGTTAGTAATAATATAAACAAAACCAAACTGTTCAAGATCAGGAGTAAAAGGTTTACCTGTTCTTAAATCTACCCAATGATTTTTTACCAATCTAAAACCTCATCTACGTTAGGTTCTTTAGCAACATTCGTAAGAAACCTTGTACCTTTTGCATAATTAAAAGCACGTAGTCCTTTACCTTGATTAGCATCACTCCAACAAGCACGCTTATGTGAACAATACAAACAACCAATAGCAAGCTTACGATTACCACTAACTCCATCAGGTATATCATCATAACACCTATCAGGTGGATTGTCTTGTTCCATAACTCCTTTAAGATAATCAATTCTTTCTTTAGCATTTATCATTTCCAATGAATGAACAGGTGTTAAACATATATGTCCATGTTGTTTATCTATAGCAAGAAAAGCAGCTTCATCTACACCATTGCCTTCAGCATAGGCAGAGATCTGTGCAATATAACCAAAAGGATCATCAGAATATAAAGTTCTTTTAGAAAACTTTTCAAAACTTCTACCTGATGCACTCTTACAATCAACAAGAACACCATCAATCATACAATCTTGATGTCCTTTTATTCCATTAACATCAATTTGTTTTTGTTGATCAGTTACTGTATGTCCTGCTAGTCTACAGAATAATATTAATAAGTCTTCTAATAAATGTCCATATAAAAACTTAATTCTTGTACTAGGTTCTAAAGGTTTAGGTTCATCTTTAGAATGTTTGTCATACCATAACTGTCTCGTAGGTTTACCTATAGCAGATAGTCTCAAGTTACGTTTCTGTGTAGGTTTCTCTTTTAAAAACATTCGTAATGTTTCTTTGACACTCTTTGTAAAAGAATCTAAATGATCATCTATTTCTTTGTCATTTAAATCTACCTCTACAAGAGGATCAAATAAACCATATATATCTTTCACTAAAGTATCTATTGATTTCATAATAAATAATGGAGAGATACTCGTTCAGTAGCACCTCTCCATCCTTTCATTGGTTAGTTAGAAGCGAAGGATAATTCCTCATCAGATTCATTACTTACGAAGCCATCAGGAACTACTTCAAAAGCTTCCTCTGCATCAGCATCTGTGTTGTAAGGTACTAAATTAGTTACCTGAACAGCACGAAGATCAGCAGAGACTCCAGAACGACCTTTGAATTCCCACTCATATGTAGTATAAAGTACATTAACTTCTGAACCATTACCAATTAATGTGCCAGACATATTACGTTTGCCTGCGTCAACAACTTCAGGTGGTTTGTTCATGTTTCCATCTTTACGTCTCACTTTACGTTTTACTGTAACGAAATCACCTCTGTCGTCATTCTTATTTTTGATGGATAGACCATCAGCTTTAGCAATGTCAGCATTCTTTTTATCAAGATTACCAACATCTATAGACCACACACCATCACTATCGAAAGTGGTGTTTGGACTTGTTACGCTTGCCCAATAAGCGTTTCCTTTAATAACACTCATAACTGTGTTCCTTTCTTTATTATTAATAAATGAATTATGACACACCTCAACATTTTTGTCAAGAGTTTTTTTCATAATAAATGTTTTGCTCAATTTTAATATTAAACTCATCTCTATTCTTGAGATAAGGTCTTGCTTTCCTTGATAACTTCTACCCCATGTTTTGTATTCAGCATCTTTATAACTCTCTACTCTGGTATTTTTATCTACAACTTTGTCAGTTAATTCTACCAACTCTTTTGCATAGCACCATACGTAGTCATGCTCTCGTTCAAATACAAAGTAATTACAGTCACCATATAACCAACCTTTCTTACCCATTGTATTTTTAAACTCAACAACAATCCATGTGTCATCAAAAAACTTATTTTTATTTCCAGTTCTTCTAGCTTTTACATCTACACTAACTGTCTTATTATCTTTTGTTAGATAGAAATCTATATGTTTAAACATATTCTCTTGATCATTTGCTATACCAACTGAATAACCATGCTCTTGCACAGTCTTTATAAATTCATTCTCTACTTGTATACCACGCTTAATATAATTAGCATGATCTTTTCTTCCTTTAAACTCCTGTACTAATGTGTCTGTGCCCATGTTCTCCCTACCTTCCATTCATTATCCAAAGGACATTTCATGTGTAATTGTTTCTCTGTATCTTTCATAGCATCTTTTGTTAGCTGTCCAAATCTTTTAACATCTTTGTTAAGAACTTCAAACTGATACTCATCATGTATAGATGCTACAAGTTTTGCATCCACACCTGTTCTTCTGATACGTTTAATCATATTGATAAGCCATACCTTACACACAACTGCACCTGCACCTTGTATTAAAGTATTCAAGGCACTATGAGGACTACGTATATGTAATAGTCTACCATCAATACCTTTAATCATACCTTTATTTGCAGCTTTTGTAACAGAATCTCTTACTCTTTTCAGAGCAGGCATACTTGATAAGAACTTATTAATTAATTGTTGTCCTTCTTTAGCACCTGCTCCTACTATTTGACCTATTTTAGATGCACCTGCACCATACATAAATGCATAGATAAAGGTCTTTGCCTGGTCTCTGTTAGTTAATCCTGCCATTTGCATATTGTGTGTATGTATATCACCTGTCAATAATATGTCTGTAAATGTAGCATCATTCATTAAATGAGCTAAACATCTCAACTCTAATCCACTTGCATCTGTACCCACAATAGAATGAGTGTAAGGATTATCAACTGTCCAACAATCCCTACACTCTTTTCCATATGGAGAACGAACTGCAGGTATCTGTGCCATGTTAGGAGAGTGATGAGACATACGACCAGTAATAGTTTTAAGAGTCATAACTCTACCATGTACTCTACCATCTGTGTCATCACATGCTTCTATCCATGACTTAATCTGTGCGATACGCTTCTGTAAAAGAAAGAATCGTGAAAACTTTTTTGCTTCAGGAAGTTCTATAGTATCCAGAACTGCTTCATTAATAATTATATTTCCTTTGTCTGTATGTTGTTTAGGTTTCCAACCTAGCTCCATTAATCTCTCTGCAATCTGTTGTCGTGATCCTATATTAAATGGTATGTATTTTGTTTTTGTTTTCAACTCAACAACTGTAGGATCAAAGTTAGTTACTGCCCATTTTTCTAATTCATTTGCTTCATCTCTTAACTTATTATATAAACTCATAGCTTTCTGCATATCTAAATAGAAACCATTCTTCTCTTGTTGATCTATGATCAAACGTACTTGATGCTCAAGATACACAGAAGATTTAGAGAAACCTCTACCTTCTTTTTGTAATACTTCAAATAGTTTATGTGTAATATTTACATCTTGTTTACAATATTCTAACATGTCTGGTGTATATACTTCAAAGGTATCTACATCTCCTTTAGGCATAGCCAATCTATTTCCCCATGCTTCCAGACTATGACCATTATCTCTCATGGGATTGAGTAGTTGTGATAGTATAAGTGTATCCACTATTTGATGTGGTTTAATGTTAGTACCAAGCAATCTATTAAGCACAGGAGCATCAAAAGATATTCCATTATGCATAATAAATTGCTTAACACCTAGTGACCAATCTCTAAACCCATGTAGCAGGTCAGGAGGAAAAGGATAAACCTTACCTGTATCTACATCTTTAGCCACAACACAATGAACCTTTGTGGGATTTAAACTATCTGCTTCTATATCAACTACTGCTCTCATTTTCCTTCCAATCACAATCTTCTGTTGCACCACACCAATTACACTCTTCACCTTTACCAACTTCCATCTCTGTTTCTTCAACAGGACAATAATGTTTCCACATCTTATCTTTAGGAAGATAAACTATAACAAAAGAATCACATTGAGGACAAGATAAATTTGTTTCTACACAATATTCACTATCCTCTTCTGAAATATCATGGTCTCCACCCCATATTAATTCTGTATTACAATGCCAACATTTCATTAGAAAGGTATCTCCTCATCATTAGAATTATTATCGCTTATTTCGTATGGATTGTCAATCTCTTTCATACGACCAGTATCTTTATCATAGAAAAGATGTGTAGCTATACCTGTCTCACCTGTATATCTATTCTTTAAGATACGTAGTGTTGTGGTATTAGAAATAACATCATCTTCATCTTGCTGATTTCTTTCTAATGCTATAACACCATCAGATAGATGTGCAATAGATGCACTCCCTCTCAAGTGAGACAGAGTTACCTCTCTTCCATTCTCATGTCCTGTATCACCTGCAGGTCTACGTAGATGTGATACCAATAACAATCCTATACCTGTCTGCTC